CAGCCCGGCAGAAAATGCATGGGGCGCAACCACGGGCTTGGCAACCGGAGCGGCCGCTTTGGCACTTGCAGCCATCAGCGCTTTATGGTCAAGCTCCGCAATGGCCTTGGCGACAGATTCGTCCTCCAAATCCAGGTTGTGGACAGTGGCAAACTGTTTCAGTTCATTGCGAGTAGCTTCGGCTTCCGTTTCGGCAATCTGGGTGCGCAGAGTTTCCAATTCTGCCTCTAGCGTAGGTACAGCATTTGCCGTTTCCTGTGCCGTGACAAGCTCTGCTTCCAGTTCAGCGATACGTTCATCCTTCTGCTTGGCTGTGGTTTCCAAAGTGGTTACTTTGGCTTCAAGCGCAGCGGCATTCGCTTCTGCTTGGGTTGCCCGCGTTTCGAGATCCTTGTTTGTGGTGTCACTCATTTCATAGCCTCCATCTTTTTCGATTCGTTGATAGGTCACTTCGTATGCATCGATTACGGTCAGCCCCTGATCACCGGCGACATACTCAATCTTTAGGGTCTTTCCATTTCGGACACCATACAAAATCGCAAAGTCAATGCCAATGCGCTCCACGCGGTAATCCCAAAGGTCATCTCCCAAAGAGGCGCGCAGCACTTCGAAAAACCAGGAGCGGATGGTTTCGAAATCCACTTCGGAGATTTCAAGTGCCGTATGCTCCAGCATCACCTGCCTGCGGTTGTCTTCCTCAATCTCCGCTACCAATGCTAATGCTTTGGCTTCGGGGTAAGCAGGGATGGAAACCACCGCCATGCCGATCAGCTCATTGCCCTCGGCAGCATCAATCAGGGTAATACCGTTATCCGTTTGCGTGTGCGATGCCAAGATCTCAAACGAGAAATTCAGGTTCCCGGCTTCGTACAGCTCCAGAATGGCGGCGCATACTTTTTCGTTACGTTTGGCAATACGGGCTTCGCCGATAAGGCTGATGCCATACTCATCCTCGACCTTTTCAAAGCTGGCAAAAGCGCCAATCTGGTCGGTGAGGAATGTTCCTGTCTGCTTGTCCAGCATATGGCCGAGATGCTTGTGGTCGCCGTTTTTCAACTTCCGCGTATCCGCACACAGCGGGATGCAGACATACTTGTCTTTGTTGGCAATGATGCCGTCAATGAACGCTTCCGTCACAGCGCAGTTGTTGCGGTTCTTTTGGGTTGAAAACATGCGCATACTGACCGATAGGTAAATATCGTTTGGCTGCGCTTCGCAAAGCTGAACATTAGACGCCAGCCAAGTCTATTGCTTAGGGTTCATGCTTTTCCTCCTTTCATTATTCCAAACTCCCATCCGGGGAGCTCGGCTTTGGCTGCTTGCCCGTCATAGCCTTATCCTTATCCGAGCTGCGCTCTGAGTCATCCATTTCCGGGCGGCCGGGCTTTTTCTTTTCACCATCATCCGATGTGTCTTTGGTGTCCTTACCATTGGCCGGGGAAGCATCCACACCATTCGAAGCTTCCTGCTTTTTCCGCTCCACCTCTTGAGTCATGTCATACCCGTGGGTCTGAAGCATGGTCTGGGTAGAAACGACACCGGATTGCCACAGCTTGAAACAACAATCCTGAAACTTTGTGCTGCCGGCCAAGTCAACAGGCGGATAGACAAAGCGAGGAATATTTCCGGGGGCGCTATGGGTCACGCCTGTATGACTGCCATTCAGTCTGCGGTTGACCTTGTTCATGAGCTCCGAGAAATTATCCATGGCCTGCTGGATGCGCATGGCGGCGGTCTGCATACTGACCTGCGCCGATGCAAAGTTCGATCCATCCTCAGCGCGCCCTGACACAATAATGCCGCTGATACCTCCGGCTGCCAGAATCTCTGCGTTGACCTCCCGATACTTCTCCTGGTCAAACATATTCTTGGTGTCGGGCTGAATGACATTCGCCGTACACAAGTGATTGGTGGTCGCTAAAGCACCGCCCGTCATGGCTTTCTTGAACAGGGCGTTCACTTGATTGAGTTGTACAATGTCCGGCAGAATATCGTTCTTCGTATCGCCATAGGTCACATGGATGAATGAACGAATCCCAAGGTTCTATAACGATGCTTCGTACTTGGAAATCAGTGCTTTACGGCCAAAGGCAGCGAGGCAAGTCGCCACCAGAGGTACGGCATATCGCGTCCAATCTTCCTTGATGTCTTGCAGCACAAAGGTATTTTCAGGGTTGAGCTGTACCCAATCCGAACCCTTTTGAAGAGCTGCTGCCACTTCGGACGGAAAGCCCTCCAGCCGCACCTTCAGGTCTTCGTCCTCCAGAAAGTCCTTCTGCGCTTTGGTGCCTTGCTGTTTCATGTCATCACGAACAGATTTGCAGTTAAACTCCAGCACCGGCTCGCCGCCGATCATCACGTTGGCGATGCGCACCAGATGGACAGGCAGGGTGATAAGATTGCCATCCTCTTGGAGGTACACATAGACGTTGCCATACTTGAAATACTGGAGATAAATAGAACGCATCCGATCATGAAGATGGATGCGCTCGTAATACTCTTTGTACTTCTCTTTGGTCTTTTCGTTTGCGCCGACCAAACGGTAGGGCGTGTGCAGTGCGAAAGGAGTATACACCCCTCGGATGATGCCTCGAAAGATGGGGTCTTCATCTGCAAAGTAATCCGAAAGCTCGAAAAGCCGGATGATGTTACGCTGCTTATCCCGCAGGATAGAAGCATAGTCATAATCCGCAAGATCGCCCGAAAAGGTGATGGCCTTGTCATTGTAGGTCATGACTGCGGATTCATCGCTGTTCGCGCCGACATGGATAGAAGATGGTTCATTTTGGCTGGTCGGAGGAGCGGTTTTGCTTCGCTGCCGCCAGGAAGAAAACAATCCCAAGAGATCACCTCAATACATTACATTTTTGATACCACACCGATGCATCCTCCCATACGTCCCGCAAGCAGACGCTTACGGCCTTCTTCGAGCTCGGAGATAAAACGAACCGCCATCGCCAAGGAAGAATACCTGTCCTTGTGCTGCTTGGCTCTTGCCACATCATAGGTATAGGAACCACCTGTGCTGACTCTCATGACGATATTGCCCATCTCGATTTGAAGGGCATCCGCTTCAAGGAAGATTGCTTTCTCCTGTGCAGTCAACGCCTTGCGCTTGGGAGCAGCCTCATCGCTGTCCTCATCATCGCCGGTGTCAACACGGCCTTCATGGATGGTACGGGAACTGAGCGGCATTACAATGGAACGATGTTCAAGGGCGATTCTCAGACAGGAAACCATTTGCTGGTTGACCTGCACATTCCCTTTGACAGAGCGCAGCAGAGGAACGGCGTTATGAATGAGACTACGTTCGTCATCCAGTACAAAGGGCGGGTATTCCTTCCCTTCCGGGCTGATCCAAGGTTGGCTCATAAATTGTGGAAAGGCATCTCCAAGCCCTCTGTGGTCAAACACAATCTTGATGATCTTTGGAAACCGAGCATAGGTCAAACGCACCTCATCCGCCAGCGCATCCAGGCGCTTGCCGTGATAGGAGCGAATGTATACCTACCGTTTTCCGTAAGAGCCATCTTCATGCTCAACAAGCTTGATAACGGTAATGACCGCATTATCCGCCAACTTTGTGGCGGAGGTGGCAAGGTCAACGCCCATGACATACTCCGATGTGGAGCCTTTGGGCATGGCGTATTCCACTTGGGAAAGTGTCCTGCAGGATTCGGTCAGGTCATAGGGAAAGATAGAATTGGATTCCGCACCCACAAAGATGCTGCCATACTCCATGGCATATTTGCTTTCGGGCATCTTTTTTCGTTCTGAGTCGAAGAAGCTAAGATCTGTTATCCCAACCCTCGCGGCCGATAGATAATCCAGCGCACAGGCAAAAGACGCATTATCGCCCTTGCCGAAATCTCTAAGTGCCTGCATGAACATGGCATAGAAGTAATTGGATTTCAAACAGGCGGATGTGATGCTCACCGTCTTGGACGGAAAATCCGGGAATCCCTTCTCGTGACAGATGGAACGCTTGGTGTTCTTCACCGGGGCGATGATGGCGTCAATGTCATCATTCTTCACTTCCGGGGATTCGTCGATAACGATGACCTTGGCGCGGTTGCCGCGCATGGTGCCAACCGAGTATGACTCAATCTTAGAACCATTCTTCAGGGTGCAAAGCCCTTTGTTTCGGGAGAGCTGAACCGGGCGATGACCTTCCGACTTAATTTCTCTCAATACTTCCGCATTGGAAAGAAAGAAGTCATTGATTTTTTTGATAATGAGTGTCGCCTGTTCAGCAGTGCCCGACACCACTGCGATGTGCGTTCCGGGGTACTATATCCCCATGGCGATACAGCATATTGCTATAAGCCAGGTCTTTCCGTACCCACGACTCTTAACCACCATCTACTGTT